ATCCTAACCAGGACCACAATGCCCATTTCTTTTCTGTGAAAAATCTAAACATAGTCTTTTCCTTTTATAAAATGCAGATTATTAACTGCATACAGAACTATTTATCCTAAATTTGTCTTGTATAATTTAAAATCGGATAAATACATTATAACAAGGAAACCCACATGCCAAGACTCAGTTTATACAAGCCTTTTAAAGGAAACGATTATACTTTTATGGATCATAGTATCCGTGAACAGTTTGATATAGGTGGAACAGGTATACACGTACACAAATACCTAGGACCCGATCCACAAAAAGGTAATTCAGACCCAAGCGAGCCTAACTACGGCAGTGGATTAGAAATTGACAACATTACGGGTGAAGAAATTAATCCGGAAGGATTAATAGACGAAACTAACATACAAGACTTATTGTTTATGGAAAACAGAGATCGTAAATACGATCCTGATGTGTTTGAATTACGTGGTGTATATAATGTTAGTGACAATGACTTTGATTTAACACAATTTGGTTTGTTTTTAACAAATGATACACTGTTTATTAGTTTTCATATCAATGACATGGTAGAACGTATGGGGCGTAGACTTATGCCCGGTGATGTAATTGAATTACCACATTTGCGTGATGAATTATTACTTACTAACGACAGAGATGCTATTAATAAGTTTTACGTTGTACAAGATGCAGCAAGAGGAAGTGAAGGATTTTCACAAACCTGGTATCCACACATTTGGCGTGTTAAAGTAGCACCATTAACAGATACACAAGAATACGCAGATATACTTGGTACTGCTAGTGATCCAGATAGTCTTAAAAATGATGTTAGTTCTTACAAAACAGAACTTAACATTAGTAATGCTATTGTGGCTTCTGCAGAAGCAGCCAATCCAAATAACTTACCACTTGCTGATCATTTATTTGGACAAGCAGATACTAGTACAACATATGAACATGGTGAAGTATTACAACAAGGTGATCAATTTCCTGCTCAACCAAACGAAGGTGAGTATTTTGTGAGAACAGATTTTACGCCTAACAGACTTTTTGTTAGACGTGGCAGTAAATGGCATAGACTATACGACAATGTCACTGAGCAAACCTGGAGTGATAAAACTTATAACGCTAGCCAATTTATTAACAACGATGCTACAACAATAGTTGATAATGTCGAGACACCAGAGAAGCAACCGTTGTCTCAAGTAATTAAACCAAAGAGTGATTTTGAATAATGGCACAACAATACTTTTACGATAAACAAATTAGAAGATACATTCAACAGTTTATAAGACTGTTTAGTGGATTTAGTGTACAAATGGGTAAGAACGATAACGACCTACCTGTATATCAACAAGTACCTGTACGATACGGTGATATTAGTCGTATGGCAGCACATATACAGAGAGAAAATTCAGAAAACGTTATGAATACTGTTCCATTTATTAGTTGTTATGTAACATCATTGGATATGTTTGCTGAAAGGCGCACATATCAAGATCATATTGATAAAGTTCAGATAAACGAAAGAAAATTTGATCAAACTACAGGAGAGTATACAAATGAACTAGGCAACCAATATACTGTAGAACGTTATGCACCAGTGCCGTATAAGTTAATAATGAACTGCGATATATGGACATCAAACACAGATCAGAAACTACAACTAATGGAACAAATACTAGTATTATTCAATCCTACTCTTGATATAAGAACCAATGATAGCCCGGTTGACTGGACTTCATTAAGTCATGTAGAATTAACAAATACAACATGGAGTACGAGAAGTGTAGGTTCGAGTATTGATGATATTATCGACGTTGCTACATTAACATTTGATCTTCCAATATACATTACTCCACCAGCCAAAGTAAAACAACAAAAACTTATTCATACTATTATCAACGAGTTGTATAACTTAGACGATGCTAATTTAGATAATTTTAAAGATAATTTAGCATTCAATACAGAAACTTTAAAATATACTATTGTAACATATGAAAATAAACAAGTAAAGTTTTTAAACAATACTTTACAAATATTAAATAACAAAGGTTCTAATTTAGGAGATGATGGATTAGTAATGGAATGGGATAAAGAGTTATTACCATTTGGCGTATTAAGAGATGGCATAAGTCAATTGAGACTCAGAAAAGGATCTGATGTAAATGATAATGCAAACGATATAGTGGGTAGATTAGATTCTCACCCAAGTAATCCTAACTTGCTTAATGTTACTATAGATACTGCAACATTACCGGCAAACACATTAACAGCAATTGATGGAGTAATTGATCCATCAAACAATTACCCTGGCGATGGATCTGTTCCTGTTGCAACTACTGGGCAACGTTACATTATTTTAAATGATACTCCTATAAATGCACTATGGACTAATGTAATTGCACATAAAAATGATATTATAGAATATAACGGTACTACATGGACTATTAGTTTTGATAGTTCATCAAATAACACAACACAATATATAACAAATGTATCAAGTGATGATCAGTTGGAATGGAATGGAACAGAGTGGGTTAACAGTTATGAAGGAATTTATAATCCTGGATACTGGCGAATATATTTGTAATACAGACGATCCTTGCGATGACTGTACACACTGGATAGGACATATATGATAACAGCAAGTGGATGCATCTTTTTAAGTATAGATACTGGTAGAGTAATGCTACAACAGAGAAGTGGTGAAGTTAACCATCCTAGAACATGGGGCTTTTTTGGTGGCAAGGCTGAAGGCAAAGAGCGTCCAGTAGAGACTTTATATAGAGAAATTGAAGAAGAAGTTGGTTTAGTTCCATCTATAGAAAAAGTTATTCCCATAAACAAATTTACAAGTCCTAATAAGAAGTTTATATATCACAGTTTTGTTGTTACAGTAGAAGATGAATTCATTCCTGTATTAAACAATGAGAGTGATGGATATTGTTGGGTTAAAATAGGCAACTGGCCTAGACCGTTACACCCTGGTGCTAAAATACAATTTAATTCAAAACAGTTTATTAAAAAACTTAAAACTGTACATTCACATCAAACAAAATAACTTAGCGTTTTTTCATACTAGCAACAAACTGTTCACGCAACCATTCAAAATCATTAATTTTACTTAACGCTTCTACATCGTCTTTGTGTTCAATGCCGTATGCTTTTCCTTCGTTTGCACCTTTAAGACAGTAGCGTCCAAAACGTCCACCGTTGTCTACAGTACACCAAGTTTCAAGTCTTGCATCTGTTTCTTTTTGTCTTTGGTTAGGGTTTACAGAACTTGCTAACTTAACACATTCACGGAATGCACTACGCCATGTTCTATATGGGTCTTTATTAAATCGTGTAATGTTTGATACATCAGCAATTGGTTGGTAAAAAGATACACCTGTTGTATAATCTGGTAATTCGTGTCCTAATGATAATAACTGTTCACGTGGGAATAATTTAACACCACCGTATCCATATTCTAAATCATTAATTGGATTTCTCGCACTCCAAACATAAGTTGTATTTTTTCTTTTACTCATTGGTGGAATAAAATCAAAACTAAAGTGTCCTGTAATATCTGCATCTGCGTCAACAATATAAATCATTTCAGTTTTTGCTAATTCACCAACTTTTTTATGTGCGTTACCAATGCCTTCAACATTTTTAACATGTTGAGCATCTTTAAATCTTTCTCTTAGTTTTGTGAAGTTTTCATCTGCCTCTGCTTCATGGAAACTAATCATAAACACATCAAATTCTGCAACATGGAAACTTGATACAATCTTATTTTGTACAGTAGTATGTGCAACACCATTAGTAGGAACTAACTGGATGTCTCCCCAACTAACTGGTCTATTTGTTCTTTTAACTACTCTAGGAAAAGTATGAATTACAGTTTTTGCAAGGCTATCACTTGGTCTATATGTCCAAGGAAAGTTAGGATTTACTTCAATTTCATCAAATACTACCCATACCATGTCTGCTTTATCTTTGTATGGTAATGCTGCTTCTAACAGTGCAGCCTCATCAGTTATCTTAATCGGTGTTTTAATAACTGGATATGAATCGAACATAAACCTTTTTAATCTATCCCAAGGTGTTACAACATTTTGTCCTTGGTATTCTCTTTGTACATTGTGTAAATTAATCATTGCAATCGCCCTTAACTGTATATGCACGTGTTCCTATATGTGCAATTCTGTCACTTAAATCATGACTAATATTTACTTCGTATCCATTTTCATTTGCTAGATTACAAAAGTAAACATCTTCTCCTACTAAACTAGTATAATCTTCATTATACTCAATTTTATAGTGAGGTCGAGAAATATTTTCGTATACTTCTCTTTTTACTAACATCATTCCACTTCCTACTGCCCATACTTTTTCAATTCCTTTTCCTGAAAAAACTCTACTGTCTAAATCAGTTTTGCTTTTAAAGGCAACCGGCCTGTGGGGCGGAACTCTTGTTGAGTAATTTCCAGCTACAATATTTTTATTGGCTGCTAATAGTATATTTAGCGTATCTACTGGAAACTGCATATCTGCATCAATCCACATAATGTGAGTACAATCTGTATCTAGTGCTTGATCTACTAATTGTTGTCTTTGCATTGCTACTTCACTACCCATATTAAAATGTAATGAAGTTGCAAGTCCAGTCTCACCACACTTTTT